TCTACAAATGGCGTAGAACATTTGGTGCAAATGGTATTAAACTAACACTTACTATTGACAATGATACAACTAATATTGACTAAGGAGGTCTTATGAAAATATTTTCAACTATATTATTATTAATTGCTGGTGTGTTTATGTGGAACGCAGTAGCAAAAGAAAAAGAACAACCGTGTACAGATGATGGTTGTAAAGAATTTATTGTACAACAAATTACATATGAGGAGATAGAAGATTTTCCTAATGTTTTACCTGTTATTAATACAGAAACAAAATCTCAGTTTGTTTATACACTATCAAAATGTATAGACAAAATTTATGAGACAACAGATATTTCAAAACAAATACCTAAAGAACTAATCATTGCTCAGGCAGCAATTGAAACAGGTTGGGGTAAAAGTAGATTTGCCAACGAAGGTAATAATCTATTTGGTATTAGAACTTTCAACAAAGATAGTAAATGGTTATTACCAATTACATGGGACCAAACAAAGTGGATTGGTTGGGGTGTTAAAGTTTATGAAACCAGATGTGATAGTGTAAAGGATTATGTAAGGATCCTTAACGAAGTATTTGCTTATGAAGAATTTAGATTGGCAAGAGAAGAAGGTGCTGATGTGTACCAACTTGCTGATACTCTAACATCATATGCAACAAGAAAGAACTATACTACACTAATTAAACAAGTTATTAAACATAATATAGTAGGTGTCTATGAACTCTAAAGAAGAATTATACTGGAAACGTGTTGACGCTCTAAGAGCATATTTAAAAAAGGTTGACAAAAAGTTGCCAATGATGTATAATATGTTTAGATTAAAATTAATTAAGTTAATGGAAAAAGTGAAGGAGTTTTAGTGAATATATTTTATTTAGACCACGATACAAAAACATGTGCTGAACAGCATGTAGATAAACATGTCGTAAAGATGATTGTAGAATACGCTCAATTATTATCTACAGCACATAGAATGCTAGATGGTAAAGAGATTGAAGGTAGAAGTAAGACAGGTAGAAAAGTGAAACGATATATTATGGAAGATAAAAGAGAAGACATTATATACAAAGCAGTACACTACCACCACCCTAGTGCCGTATGGGCAAGAGAAACCAAACAACAGTATCTATGGTTGTATGATTTGTTTAAAAAACTAGGACAAGAGTACACACACAGATATGGTAAAGTACATAGTACAAACTTTAAACTGAATGAGATACTGGCAAATGCACCTAACAATATTAAACAAGACGGTTGGCGAGAACCTACACCGGCAATGTCACACTATCCTCAATGTATAGTACCAAATGATAGTATTGCTAGTTACAAGAATTATTATGTAGAAGCAAAAGCATATTTTGCTAAATGGTCTAAACGAGAAGTGCCAGCATGGTACGCTGCCAGAGTAACAGCATAAATAAACATATGCCAACATATACATTTAGAAATAAAAAGACAGATGAACAATGGACTGACTTGATGTCTATATCTGAAATGGAAGAATACTTAGAAAAGAATAAAAAGAAAATAGGTCTTGTGCCGGCTGCACCACTCATAGTAGGTAGTGTAGGTCAACTTGATAGTAAAACTGATAGTGGTTGGAAAGACATGTTAGGAAGAGTTGCAGAAGCACATCCAGAAAGTAATTTAGCTGACAGATATGGTAAAAAAGACCACAAAACATTAAAGATAAAAGACACTATTAAAAAACATAGAAAAAGAGCAAAAGGTAAAATCTAAATAGTCTAAATAGTTATATGATAGTTAACAGCACTAAGTTGTAGGGATATCATATAACCCAAAGATTGTAAGCTGAGTTAACACATAATCCGTAAGTGAAGGAATATTATGGCAAGTAAAAAGAAACAGTTGGAAATATCATTAAAGGATTTGAATGATATTAAACCAATCACAGATAATCAGAAGGAAGTTTTCAATAACTTCGCTGACAAAAATTTATTCCTATATGGTGTAGCAGGAACTGGTAAAACTTTCGTAGCGTTATATAATGCTTTGAAAGATGTTCTGGATCCTAAATCACCTAGAGAAAGAGTATATATTGTCCGTTCTATCATACCAACAAGAGACATAGGTTTCTTACCTGGTGATGAGGAAGACAAGTCATACTTATACCAAACACCTTACCAGAACATGGTTAGGTTTATGTTTAAAAGAGGTAGTGACGCTGAGTTTGATAGACTATATAATGACCTAAGAAATCAAGGCACAATTGATTTTCTTACTACTTCCTTTTTAAGAGGTGTAACAATAGATAATGGCGTTATAATTGTAGATGAATGTCAAAACTTAAATTTCCATGAGTTAGATACAATAATGACCAGAGTAGGGCAAGATAGTAAAATTGTCTTCGCTGGTGATATGCAACAAACTGACTTAACGAAAACACAAGACCGTAATGGCATCCTAGACTTTGTGAATATACTTCAGCAAATGCCTGAAGTAAATTGCATTGAATTTGATTTGAATGATATAGTGAGAAGTGGATTAATCAAATCATATTTAATAAACAAAATAAAGTTAGGATTGCACTATGAGCAACAAATTTAAAGAAGCGTTAGAAATAATACTACACCACGAAGGTGGTTATGTAAACCACCCTAAAGACCCAGGTGGTGAAACAAACCTAGGTGTTACAAAAAGAGTTTATGAAGAATTTGGTGGTACTAAGGATATGAAAGACCTTACACATGAAGATGTGGCACCAATCTACAAAAAAGGTTATTGGGACAAATGTAAATGTGATGATTTGCCATCAGGTTTAGACCTGTGTGTATTTGACTTTGCTGTCAATGCAGGTCCAGGTAGAGCGGCAAAGTATTTACAATCTTGTGTAGGTGCCTTACCAGTAGATGGTGGCATAGGTCCTATGACATTAGCAAAAGTCAACGAATATGTTGAGAAGTTTAATGTAGAATATGCTGTAGAAAACTACCAAAAGAATAGACAAAGTTATTACGAAGAACTATCCACATTTGCCACATTTGGCAGAGGTTGGACGAGACGAGTAGAAGAAACTACTGAGACAGCAAAATCTTGGATATAAGAGCTTGACTTTCCTGTAGGATTGTGATATAATAGAGTTTGAATAGTTAAAAAAAAAGGATTATTATGTTTATTCACAAGCAACCTACAGGTGAGTTGCCACCCCTGAAGGCAAAGAATGTTGACGGTAAAAGATTTTACGAACATTTAGAAACAGGCAGTAAGTACCCCTCAATAACAAGTGTATTATCAATAATACAAAAAGAAGGTCTAAAGAAATGGCGTGAGAGAGTTGGCGATGAAGTTGCTAACCATATTATGATTACTAGTGCTAATCGTGGCACAGCAGTTCATAACATGATTGAAGACCATTTAAACAATATTGACATCAATGATGTGGAAAAGTATAAGAAGCAATTTCTTCCACGCATGATGTTTCAGACATTAAAAAGTACACTTCAAAACATAAATAATATTAGACTACAAGAGGCAGGCATGTATAGTGAAAAATATACAGTTGCAGGTCGTGTGGACTGTATTGCTGAATATGAAGGTAAACTTTCAATTATAGATTTTAAAACAAGCAAAGCAGACAAACAAGAAGATTGGATTGAGAATTACTTTATTCAATGTAGTGCTTATGCTGAAATGTATGAAGAAAACTTTGGCGAAAAGATTGACCAGATTGTTATATTGATTACTACAGAGGAAGGTTCTGTACAAGTATTTAAAAAAGATAAAAAAGATTATCTGCCTAAACTAAAAGAAGCAATAGAAAACTTTTACAAATGGATAGAAACAAATGCTAAAACAAATTAAAACTTTTTTAAGAGGAATACTAGGTATTGGATTGATTGTATTATTCTTTTTTTTATTATCTTTTGGATTAAACAAAGCACAAGCAGACGAGAAACCTTATTTTTTACCAGGTACATTATACCCAATACAAGTGCCAATGGCATGTGGTGAAAGTACAACAGTATTAACACAAATTGTAAATGGGTTTAAGATGAAAAGTTTGGCAGCAGGACAAGTAAAATATGCTGGAGACTTAGATGGTGATAGTATTGGTGTTATATCATTTTGGATCCACCCTACTTTAGAGTTTGGTGGTATGTTAATGACTATAAGAGAAAGTAATCTGACATGTTTATTAGGTTATGGTGTGGACTGGCAATGGGACACAGACTTAATGATAGATGTTGTAAACGAAGTTATCAATGAAGATGAGACAAGTACGCAATAGGGACTTGGGTGCAATACCCAACACCTCCACCATTACAAAATTTACATATGGGGGTGATATAGGTTTGACCGTTGTGAGAAAGTTCGTTGGAGATAATTCACTGGCGAGTGTAAACGTAATAAATGCTAACGAAAGTTATGCTTTAGCAGCCTAGTGTTGCTTAGGGTTTGCCTGTACCTCGTAACAGAAACAGGCACTATGCCGCTTTAGCTCATTTGGTAGAGCAACTGATTTGTAATCAGTAGGTGCCCAGTTCAAATCCGGGAAGCGGCACCATTAACAAGTGATAAGGAGATTATGACAAAACAAAGTGAACAATTTTACGAGCTTCTGGATAAGATGAGACAAGTACACGACAATAAGAGGCATGATTATGCTTCTGTTGATGATGTATTCAAAAATTTTAGAACAAGTGAAATGGCAGGTATTCCTGCATGGAAAGGCGTTGCAATGCGAATAGGCGATAAGTTTAGTCGTTTAATGTCTTTCTGTAAACAAGGTGAATTAAAAGTACAAGACGAAAGTATTGGCGACACCTTAATAGATATGGCAAACTATGCTATCATATGCCATATTTTATTTTATGAAATGAGAAACAAACAAATGAACGCACATAAAGACGATATAACAGAAAAGTTTTTAAATGCACAAGGAGATAATAATGACAGATGATAACTCAGTAGATAAGTCTTTTGAGAATGAAAGTGCTCCACCAAGTCCTATGGTGCAGATATCTTTAAAAGAATATGACAAGTTAAAAGAGAAACAACATTTTATTACTGATAAAAGTTTAATTGAGTATATTGACAAGATAGAATTTTTTGTCAAAGAATTAAGAAAACATATTGTAAGGACAGATATATAATGACACCTAAACAATTTGCATTAGTAATAGAAAAACGAGCAAGTAAGAAAAGAATAAGTCACATGGAAGCTGTATTAGATTATTGTACTGAGAAACAGATTGAACCAGACGAAGTGACACATTTAATTAACAGAAACTTAAAAGAAAAAATAAAGGCAAATGCTGAAAATTTGAATTTCTTACCAAAGACAGCAACATTGCCAGTATAAGGATAAATTATGCAAACATGGAAAATAAAACCTCACACATTTAAATTTAGAGAAGGCGACAGCGATGAAAAAGGCGGTTGTACGTTTATTGGTGGTACATGGAAAGATGTTACCACAGATGAACTATTTGCAGGTAAAAAGGTAGTATTGTTTAGTCTACCTGGTGCATTTACACCCACTTGTTCAAGTGAACAGTTACCGGCATATGAGGAAATGTATGATAAATTTAAACATGCACAAGTAGATGAAGTTTATTGTGTATCAGTAAATGACGCTTTTGTAATGAATGCTTGGGCAAGAGACCTAGGTATTAAGAATGTAAAAATGATACCAGACGGTTGTGGTACGTTTACAAGTAACATGGGTATGTTAGTAAGTAAACCGGCACAAGGTTTTGGTATGAGAAGTTGGAGATATTCTGCTCTTATAGAAGATGGTCTTGTAACTAGATTTAACCAAGAACCAGGATATAATCATCAATCAGCAGACGCTGACCCATATACTAGGTCTGACCCACAAACAATTTTAGCAACTATTAGTCATTAGTGAGAGACGGTTATAACATATATAAAAAATACTTAGCAATCAAATTGCATTTTTCTAAAGATGATTTTGATTTCTTTAAGTACGGAGGAGAAACAAAGGCGAAATATGAAACATTTATTAAACGTAATGATAGATATTTCTTTGTCAAGGCAGCCAGAAAGTATGGTGATGATATTGTTGATTATTTTGTTGCTAACTTCATAGGCAATAAAACA